GGGGATGGCGATGACGATGACTGACACCCCCCACGTCACCTTCCTGGCCGCCTTCCCCAACATCCAGTGCATCAAGTACCAGGGCGACGGCGGGGCGCGCATCGTGCTCGACATCCCGGCGAGTGAGGCAGAGTGAGCGATAAGACTGAATGGCGCAACCGTATCGTGGGTGAGGGGGAGCAACCGGCCTCGCAATTCGTGGCGAACCCGGCGAATTGGCGCGTTCATCCGCAGAACCAACGCGACGCCATGCGCGGCGCGCTCAACGAGGTCGGCTGGGTACAGCGCGTGATCGTCAACCGGCGAACTGGCTATTTGATCGACGGGCACGAGCGCGTGTGGCAGGCGCTACAGAACGGCGACGCGCCGGTGCCATACGTTGAGGTGGATTTGAGCGAGGCCGAAGAAGCCTACGTGCTGGCGACGCTCGACCCTATCGGCGCGATGGCGGCGGCGGACAAGGAACAGCTTGACGCGCTGCTGCGTGAGGTGCAGACGGGCGAGGCCGGGGTACAGGCGATGCTGGCCGAGTTGGCGGAGCAGGTGGGGCTCTACCCCGAGGCGCCCAAGGAGGCGCCCGAGCCGCAAGTGGACCGCGCTGAGGAGCTGCGCGGTAAGTGGCAGACCGAGCGCGGGCAGGTGTGGGAGATGCCGAGCAAGACGTTAGCGGGCAAGTGCCATCGGCTGATGTGCGGGGATAGCACGAGCGCGGAGGACGTGGAGAGGCTGATGGCGGGGGAGAGGGCGGCGTTGGTAGTGACCAGTCCGCCATACGCAGACGCCAGAGACTACACCATCGGAGAGTTCGACTGGGACGCGTTGATGTTGGGCGTTTGGGACAATATTGTGGCTGTTGCAGACGATGATGTGGACATACTTGTCAATTTGGGTTTAGTTCATCGCGATCGGCGGGTTCTGTTTTATTGGCAAAACTGGCTAGCTTATGCAGAGCAAGGCGGATGGCCACTGTTTGGCTGGTATGTTTGGGATAAGGGGCGAGCGTTACCGGGTGAGTGGGACGGTCGCTTAGCACCAGCGCACGAGTTTGTATTTCATTTCCGGCGCGGTGGTAGCAGCGCCAACAAGCACGTGCGGACAAAGACCAAAAAAAACGGAAAACGTCGCACCTTCCGTCAAAAAGACGGGAGTCTGAGAGATGCGGCTTCGCCCGACAAGATAGGGCAAGCGTGGAAAATTCCTGACAGCGTGATTCGCATTCCACCGGCTAGCGGGCCCGACATGGGACATCCCGCTATGTTCTCGGTCGAGTTTGCTGCTTTTATGCTCGCTACGTGGCAATGCGCGGGTGATATTGCCTATGAACCGTTCTGCGGCGGGGGCACGACGATCGTTTCCGCCGAGCAGACGCGGCGCATCTGCTACGGCATGGAGATCGCGCCCAAGTACGTCGCCGTGGCCCTGCAACGCCTCGCGGACATGGGGCTGGAGCCGCGGCTGGTGGAGTAACATGGCAAAAGAGCGCATCCCAACCGAACGCATCATCCAGGCCCTGCGGGAGACCAACGGCCTCGTCTCCCTGGCCGCCAAGCGCGTGCCGTGCTCGATCACGACGATCAATGTGCGGCGCAAGCGCGTGCAGGCGGTGGAGCAGGTTATCCAGGAGTGCCGCGGCGAGCTGGTGGACCTGGGCGAACTGGCGCTGCGCAAAGCGGTGCTGGCCGGCGAGCCGTGGGCGGTGTCGCTGGTGCTCAAGACGTTGGGCAAGGATCGGGGCTACGTCGAGCGGCAGGAGGTCACGGGGGCCGAGGGTAAAGCTATCGAACACCGCGATGTGGGGGAGCGACGTGAATACGGGCCAGAGTTCATCGCCGGCGTCATGGCAGAGCTGGTCAGAGCAGGCGTTATCCATCGCGAAGACGCTGGAGCGGGTGACGCGCAACCCGTGGATCCCGACGCGGCCGACGACGAAGCAGGCGGCGTTTCTGGCGCTGAATGACCGCGAGGCGCTCTACGGCGGCGCGGCAGGCGGCGGGAAATCCGAGGCGCTCCTCATGGCCGCGGCGATGTATGTCGATGTGCCGGGCTATGCCGCCATCCTGTTCCGGCGCACGTACCAGGACTTGGCGCTGCCGCAGGCGCTGATGGCCCGGTCACATGAGTGGTGGGGCGGCACGGCGGCCCGGTGGAACGGGCAGGATCACTCCTGGACGTTTCCCAGCGGCGCGACGGTCTCGTTCGGCTATCTGGCGCACGAGAACAACAAGTACCGCTACCAATCGGCCGAGTTCCAATTTATCGGCTTTGATGAGCTGACACAGTTCCCGGAGTCGTCCTACGCCTATCTGTTCAGCCGCCTGCGCCGCAAGGCGGGCGTTCAGGTGCCGCTGCGGATGCGCGCCGCCTCCAACCCCGGCGGGGAGGGGCACGCCTGGGTGTTCGAGCGCTTTGTGATGCCGGGCAGCGGGCGGGTGTTCATCCCGGCGGGGCTGGCCGACAACCCGCACATCGACCGCGACGAGTACGAGCGGTCACTGGCCGAGCTGGACGACACGACACGCAAGCAGCTGCTCGAGGGGATGTGGGTCACCGACCCGGCGGGCAAACCGTACAAGCGCGAATGGTGGCGCGGACAGAACCGCTACGACCCGGACGATATCGGGCTGGTGCGGGCGCATGTGGTCGAGCGCTGGATCTCGTGGGACACGGCGATGAAGGACAGCGCGGAGAACGACTACTCCGGCTACATCGTGGCCGAGGTGCTGGACGACTATCGGCTGTTGATTCGCAGGGCATGGCGAGCCCGTTTGCAGTTTCCCGATCTGGTGGACGCTATCGAGGCGGCGGCGCGGGAGCACAATCGTGACGGCAAGCTAAGGGGCATCGTCATCGAGGATCGCGTATCGGGCACGAGCGCCATCCAGACGCTGCGGGCGGCGGCCAAATCAGGGGTAAGCGAATTGATCATCCCGTTCGAGCCGGAACGCAGCAAAGAGGAGCGGGCGCAAAAGGCGGCCGTCTGGGCGCAACGGGGCTGCATCCTGCTACCACATCCGACGTCGTCCGTGCCGTGGCTGGCCGAGTTCGAGCACGACATCTACGAGTTCCCCGATATTCAGCACAAGGAGTATCCGGACGTGCTCTCGCAGATCGGCATCTACCTGGAGCATTACCTGGCCGCAGGCTGGCACGCGCGCGCGGGGGTGAGTGAGTGAGCCGAATCGACGCAGCGACAGTATACAAATCATACAGCGCCTATCTGCTCAGTCAGGAGCGCCCGGCTCGCGAGATGTACCGCCTGCTCAGGTGGTATTACGAGAACAACGGCCTCTACGAGCGGCTGCGTCACGCGTGGCCCGGCGTAGTGGGCACGGAGGCTATGGCGCCGCTGCGCAACCCGGCAAACCGGGTGGTCGAATTCTACGCCGCAAAGCTGTGGCCGGGCGAGCTGCCCGACGCCTACGAGATCCAGACCGAGAACGAGGCCATTATCGCGCCGATCCAGCGCATCTGGTCATGGTCGCACTGGGGGGTGCGCAAGCAGGTATTCGCCCGTTGGCTGGCGATGTACGGGGATGTGTTCGCCAAGATCGTGCGTAGCGACGACGGCGACCGCGTCTACATGCAGCTCATCGAGCCGGAGTATGTGACCGATTTCGACGGTGACGAGCGCGATTATCTGAACTACATCCGCCTCGATATCCCGCGAGTGCGCCGCGAAGGCGACGAGGTCACGGCCTACACGCACACCGAGGTGTGGAGCAAAGAGGATCTGAGCTATCGCGTGTGGGAGCACGACAAGCCTGCGGACACGCCCATCGAGCGCCTGGGCCGCCCCACGGTGAATGAGAGCAACTACCTGACAGCGTTCGGCATCGATTTTCTGCCCTTCGTGCACTGCAAATTTCGGGACGTGGGGGAGGACAGGGGCGTCAGCGCATACGGCCACGCGCTGGACAAGCTGGACGAGGCCAACCGCATGATGACGCGCCTGCACCAGATGCTATATCGGCATAATGGCGTGACCTGGGCGCTGCAGGCCAACGCCACGGATCCATCGGGGCGACCGCTGCCCGCGCCCCAGCTGGACAAGAACAGTGAGGATCAGATCGAGCTGGGCGGCGAGCGCTTCTTGCGCCTGCCGGGCAACGCTGCGCTCGCGCCGTTGGTGCCGCAGCTGCAATACGAGGCCGCGCTGGCCATCGCGCAGGATCACATGCTGGAGATGGAGCGTGACCTGCCCGAGCTGGCCTACTACCGTATGCGCGAGAACTCGCAGACCAGCGGGCGC